GTTAAATTTATAGCTATAAACATTTCCTTCTGGCATAACTTCTACACCAAAAGATCCTGTGTTTTCATAATTTAAATAGAAATAACGCATCTGAACTCTTGAGCTTAAAATAGGAGCGTTTGTGCTTTTATCTATAAGTTTTTGTTGGGAAAATACATAGCTAGATAAGAAAGGATAACCCATCAAAAGTTTTGAATTACGGTAATCTCCTTCTGCTGTTACTGTTTGAATTGTGCCTGCATTTGCAGTAGTAACTGTAGAAGTAGGAACAGATTGAAATGGCTCTAAAGTTTGTGTTTCTCCTTTAAGATTTACATAAGTACTAGTTTCTGATGAATAAGCAGTTGAGTGTGATGCTGCTAAATCAGTTTCTTGTTTGCAATATCTACCAATAATTGTAGGTGTCTCTCTTAATTTATAAGGGAAAGTAAAAGTACTACGTTTAGTTCCTGTATCATAAGCAATAGAAAATCCTGTAGTTGCTTCATTTATTTTGTCATCTAAATGTGCTTCAACAGGTAATTGAATTACATCACCAGAAGCATGTTCCATTGAATAATCATCTTCAAATGGCAGCTTAACTAAAACTGTTTGATTAGCCTCTTCAACTACTAAATATAAATCAGTATCAATAAAATCAATATTAAGTATTTTAGTTGAGGCGTTTCCAATACTTATTTCTGACCATGAATTTAAAACTTTTTTAGAGTCTTCACCATATAACCATCGATTTATGTATAAATTCTTTTCACTAGATTCAGGCGTTGTAATCCCTGTACTGTCAGGTAATAAGACAAGAATATTTTTAGTATCTAATGCTGCTAATTTTAAGATATCACCTGGAATATATCTTGGTATATGGATTGCAATATCACTAGCATCTCTTATATCAATTCCTGGCTGGGCTATGTATTCTCTAACTCCAGAATAAACACCTTTCTTAGTCATGAAATAGATACTATTTCCAACACTAATAGGACTAGGTTTTGTATTGCTTACAAATGCAGTAGATACAAGTATATTTGCAGTCTTAGGAGTTAATGAATCATCAGAAGCACTTAATACAAATTGAGTATTTTCAGAAAAAATTATTAACTGTTCTCCCATTGGTACTGCATGTTTTAATATAGATACTTTTGTATTAGAAGCTGCTACATCAATAGGATCACTATCAATAACTGTCGTTACAGTTTCAGGAAAGAAATTAAAATACTCTCCAACTCTTGAAAGAATTACATCATCATCAGCAAGAAAACCTAATCTATTTCTAAAGAAGAAAAGATTATTTATTTTGTGATTTACAAAAGAAGGATTAGGTGCAGTATCTAAATCACCAACAGTTCTATCATTCCATTTAGGTAAAGTTTCTGTATTTGCTTTTCCAAAAATAACACTACCACCAGAAGTTTGAGCTGCTGAAGTTACTGAGTAATTGAAAGTATTTGCATCAGTAACTGTAACGGCAATAACACGATTACTCGCATTACCATTAAGGAATACTAAATCTAATATATCTCCTGTTGAAAAACCATGATTAGTAGAAGTAACTGTTACAACCTGATTAACCATGTTGTAAGTACCTGTCTTTGTATAAAGAGAGTAAGTACCTCCATCTGCGGGTCCAAAAGCAAAACGACCATCTCCTTTCCTTATTAAAACGTGAGGTGTTGTTGTGTAATCATATTTAAATTGTATTCCTGGTTTTAATGTCTCTTCCCACTGACCTTGTTCAAAAGTACCACTATTATTAGTTACAAATTTAACGTAATGATTATCAAATTTTGTACTATCACTTCCTTTAACTTCAACAACAAAGTTGTTAGGAGCAACAACAGGAAGATCAGTAAAATTCTGAATAGACTTTTTAACTAATGTTATTTGTGTGTTACCTTGAGTATCTTTAGCATCAATAGTGAAGTCAGTATTATCATCTTTTTTTATCCATAGAACAGGTCCATTTTGAACAATAGTAAAACCAGACAAAGCACTTCCACTACTAGGGTTTTCACCATTTTGATTTAATAGTTTATTTTTTATTTTTGTTCCTACTGTTGTTGTACTTAACGGATCATCATCAGTTGTAGCATGTGTAGCCACTGTGCTGTCTACCGTAATTGTGTAATCAGTCTTATCTGAAACTTGATTAAAGAATATTAATGCTCCATTGTTAAGGCCAGTACTTACATCAGCAGCCATTGCTACTGTTTTAGTTGTATTAACGACGAAAGTATAATCAGCAACACTAACACTTTTTATTTGTTCTTTTTCTTTTCCTGAGTCTGTATCTAAATAAGTCTGACTACCATCCAGTATATCAATACCTTTTTCTGCTCCAGTTTTAGCATCAAATACTTTCAATGCTTGATCACCAAAAACAGCTATATAACTTTCAGTTTTATCTCTGTAAATCGTTTGTATGTGAACATTACCCATTTGAGTGGATTGTAATGTTGCTATATATTGTGTCCCTGATCTCCTTTTTAATCCTTCAGCAGGGCTACTAAGAAAGTTTTCTTGAGCTAATGCATGATCTGATTTCTTTTGTGCTTCAGCAGCTTGTGATACTCCTCTTAAAAGAGTAGGAATAGATTGAGAAATAAGAGGCATGATTAACGAATTAAAGCACTAGCTGGTGAATAAGTGTCAAAGACATTTGCAGTAGCAGGATCACCTCTTAAAATATTATGATCTGCATTTGAATAATCTGTTTCCATTAATATTGCTCTTGCTCTTATTTCATCTTGTTGGGTATAACTTCTTAAACCATCATCACCTATTGTTCTATCAGCAAAAACCCTTGCTGCTTTAATCATTACATAACGTCTAGCTGGTTCAGGTATGTCATTAAAAGGTCTGTAGTAAAGAACTGTACAGACTAAATCTTCGTCAAATATATATGTATGTTTTTTACGGTCATATAGTTTTAAGCCAACCTGTACAGCATCAATTGAAGGGTGATCTTGAAGACTGGGGTCAACTCTTAATACGTTACTAGCTAAAGCAATTTCATTTGTATCGCCTCTAGTTAAAGTTAAATCTATTTCTGTATTAAAGTGCCATCCTTCTGATTGAACATCTTTATTAACTTCTTTCAAAGTCTCTTGTGCCATCAATGCGTCAACAGGTAAAGCACCAGTCAATTTATTAATAGGAGATTCACCAATGGTACGAAGCATTGTATTGACTGCTTCTAACTCTGTTGTTGCTGTAGCCATATTTAATACCTAAAGAAAAAGAAGAGTACCAACCCATCCCAGATTGATACTCTTCGCATGTGGTTAAGATGCAGACAATTTAATTGTAGCTGCTGCTTCTGGTCTTAGGATTCCATGCCCAAGTGCATATTTCGCCACCATAAGTGTTCCCTGGTACATGATTCCGTAGTCGGAGCCTGAGATCTCAGTGGTCATGTCCATGAGTTTCACTGTACCAACTGCTGACTTATGGAAGACTAAACCAATAGTCTTACTGTCGTCACCAGCATAGGTGTTATTAGATCCACCTAATTCATTAGCATCAGATCCACCTGGAGGTTTGTTCTCCTGTGAAATGTTGTTGCTCATGATCACAGGCATACCTGCAATCTGCTGAACACGACCTGAAGCAAATGAACCATTACCACCTGGGTTGAAATCAGTATCGATAGTACGAGTAGCTGATTCAGGTAATTTGTAATATTCCGCTGGAGGAAGTACAACAAATCTATCTGTAGGAGGAATGTCTCGCTCATCAAATGTTTGAGCGATATCATAGATAGCTGCTGCTAACTCATCACCAGTAACATCTGCAGAAGCAGTATTACCATTAGCAAGAGTTAGAACAGTACCACCATTACCACCAGAGATAGTTGCTGAAGCACGACTCGCGTTCGCGATTACCTTCGCAACGTTCTGGTCATAACGCCGAGCAAGGGCCTTTCCTAACTCTTGAGCATAGGTAGCTCTTACGTCGTAATGGTTCTTAAGCTCATCTAAATCTGTGATGAAAGCTTGAGAAATTAGTAGATCATCAATAGAGATAATCTTTTCGTTTGCCTTGATTTGGTTAGCACCAACCAGCGGTGTACCTACTGTGTGATACGCAGCTGTTGCTGTACCCAGTACGGGAAATTGGGCTGATTTACCTGAAGTGATAGTCCTAACAGTTTGCATTCTCTCGTTGAACACATTGTTCTCAGAGAACGCAGTCAGAACCTCGCCACTAAAAACCTTTAAGAAAAGGGCATCGTAGCCAGTACCACTATTGTTAACCAGACCAAGGCGTGAAACTGTGGCGTTAGCCATAATTTGTTCCTTGTGTTAATTAATAATTGATTAGCACTTCAATTGCCTTTCCTTTCTCAAGGTGTTATCCCTCGCAAGGGGCAACTTAATATTGAGAAAAACTTAGAAGTAATTGAATAATAACAGTTATTTAACTTTTTATCTAAGGGCTGAATTGTCAACTGTATCTTTGTTTTGTCTTTTTTTATTCCAAGCATTCACCTGTGCTGCTGTAACACCTGATGGTAAATAAGATTCATTACCTGTACTCAAAAACATTTGAGCATTTACTCTTTCGCCTCTGCCACTAGGAGACCACGGACCTTTGTTCTTTTTCTTTTTAAACTTTGAAAGTAAACCCATGATTGTTACCTTTTAGTAGAAAAGACATCACTATCAGCCATACGAGCATAAACGTTCTCTGTATAAGTCACATCTTTTCCATATCTAGGATCTTTCATAGCAGCTTGTACTTCAGCAGAAGATCTGAATGGTGTTGCACCACTTTGACCAGACTTACCACTTACTAAATCAGGTTCAGTTCCCATAGCATTTTTGTATTGTGAATAAAGACCTTGTACACCCCACTTTATAGCGGAAGCATTTCCTTGCTCTAATAAAGAATTGAAATCATTTAAGTCTGACTCTGGTAAATTCTGAGTAGCCCAAGATTGAAGCTTGGTATATTCAGCATCACCACCAATAGAATCTTTAATAGATTGAATTTGTTGACCAGCAATAGCAGCAGCTCCTTCAGAATTACCTCTTAATCCATTGAGATAAGTGTCAATAATGGTTTTAGAGAAACCTGCTTCTCCTAATTTGGAATAATCATCTTCTGATATCTCACTAGTTTCTTGGAAACGTTTAGAAATATCTTGGACATCAATTCCAACTTCTTCTAATACTTCAGCTAAGCCTTCACCATAAAGTTCTTTAGCATCAAATTCTGATTCTTCTTCAGTTGTTTCTTCTTTAGAAGCTTCAGTTTCTGATTCGGTAGTCTCTTCTTTTTGACCTAGCTTTCCTTCTAGTTCTTTATAAGAAGCAGCAAGATCATCTACTGATTTAAACTTACCAAGAATAAGACCATCATCATCAGTCTCATTTTTAGCAAGAGTTTCTAAATCCTCCCTAGACATAGGAGGAGTTTCCTGTGTAGCTACTTGTGATTCAGCCATAAATTAACCTTTAGAAGTTGAGATTGTGTTTCCTTTTCTAGTCTTGTATTCGACTTTTTGAGGTGTATCAGGATTAGGTTCAGGAGAAAGGCTACTGACTACAGCATTAGCTGAAGTATCTTCTACTACTTTTGGTGTCTCTACCTTTGGTGCTTCCACTTTAGGTTTCTCAACCTTTGGTGTTTCAACTGGTTTAGTTGTTTCAGACGGCTTCTGGGTTGGCATCGGTTTGCTCCGTTAGTTGTTGTGCTTGGGCATTGTTTTTAGGATCTAATAAAGGAGACCCTAAAGCAGCTGGCCCAAGATGTTGGATCAGCTGTTGTTGTTGTTGAGCTTGTAGCTCTTGTGCAATTTGTTCCTGGGACTTAACTAAGTTAGCGGTATCTATACCAGTTGCATTAGCTAAACGTTTAATAGCTTCATCGACATTCACGTATTGTCTCATAACATCTGGTCCTAAAGCCTGAGAAATCGTAGCAATAAATTCTACTAACTTAGCTCTATCGTTACCTCTACCAAGACCTTGAAGACCAGTGACTATCTTAGGTTTGACTATCTTTTCTGGTAACTTAGGAGCCTTGCCACTACGAGTAAGCATGTGCATTCTTCTCTTTAAATATGGCAACTGAAATTCCTGGGTCAGAATACTGTAAATTCCGCCCAGACTATTTTCTAATTCATTTGCCATGATAGAAACTTCTGCTGCTGTTACTCTTTCAGCATCTCTTTGTACTGATCTAGCCATTAAGAAAGCATATTCAAGACGGCTTTCTATACGTTGAATAGCAGAGAAACTAACTTGGAAGTCAGCACCTTTATTGACTTGCAGGACGCTGACATCGGATGCTGACCCTTCCCGTATAGCCCCATTAGGAGCCTTGGCTAAGGTTGCAGCTCTAGTAACACCATTAGGATTAACAAGGAATAATGTCTTAGCACTAGCAGCGGCACCTTCAATTATTGCTTGCATTAAAGACTCAAGACTAATTAAATCGCCTTTGTACTCAGTGACATACGAATCCCCGTAATCAACTCCATCTCTTCTAGTCCAACGTAATAAAATCCAAGGAGATACATCAGCTTTTGATTTGCCATCAGTGCCAGGAATCCTTTCGCCTTTACATTCTTGGAACCAAGTAAATTCATCACCATATCTTTTGATACATGTATAGATGTCTAAGTCTTCGTCATAATCTTTAGCGTCATAATTATCTTTCTTTTTAATTTGTTCTAAAAATTTATCTGGTAAAGCTTGAGGATGAACTGTCTCTTTTGTAATAATTTCTAAGACATTACCAACATCATCACGTTTACAGACATATCTATCTAAGTGATAAACTTTTAAACCTTTGTCAGTTAAATAAAGAAGAACGTTACCACCAACAATTAAATGCTTAAGGGCTTCAAATAAAGCAACCCTGTCATTAGATATTTCTATCTCATTCATCAAAGCATTTTCTATAGTCTTTAACCCTTTATCTATTTCAGTTTCTAATCCTTCTTGTCCTTCCTGAAGCAAAGCAAGACTATCAATGCTTAGTTTGAAGAAGGGAGTAGAAGGAGGTAGCAAAGCAATTAACAATTTACTTGCTAACGAATTAGTACCTCTAGCTCCTACAGCTTGGAAAGGAGTTTTTATTTTTGCGTGTTTACCTACAGTTGATTCCGGTATTAAAGAAGGAATCGTTAATTTAGAAGCATCCTTTGCTTCCCTTTCATAGGGAGCACGATCACTTACTAACTGTTCATATCGACCAGCAGCTGTTTGACCTATAGCAAGATCCATGATTAATAATCGATTCTAAGATTACCAGCTTTTAATGGGATTCTTAGTGAATTTGTACTTGATTTTCCACCACCAGAAAAACGTGTTTTAGATCTACGACCTCTTCTGTTTCTACCAGTAGTTAAAGCACCTGCTGTTTTTTCTGCCATAGGAGCAATTGGCCTTGGATCTGGAATCTTTGGCATCTTTGGTTTTCTTGCTAAGCACATTAGATTTGATGCTCCAAAACGTTAGTTAACATGTTATCCCTTTGTCGTTGTTGTTGTTCAATCAAGTAATCAACAACAGATCTTTGACCTGCCCTAAACCAAATCTCTCTATCAGATAAAGATAAGTCTGGGTGTCTTTGTGGGTAATGACTATCGAGAGCGTTAAGCAACTCGTCAGTTAATACAGGGAAAGGGATGTGTTCAGATTTATTGTAGTCCACTTTAAGAAAGAGAGTATAGCAGAAATAAAGTTATCAATCTTCTGTTGCCATTAAATATTCTATATACATTTTAGCTTTTCTCAAATCTTCTTTACCTCCTTTCTTGTACCAACGTGAAATGTATTTAATAACATTGCCTTCACAGTACCCCATATTATTTTTCAATATGTACTCAATTGGTGGGATAGGGAAGTTGTAATGTTCAGGTTTAGTTACGGGGTCCATAGTTCTACCTCTTTAGTTTTGTAGTTGAAATCTCCTTCTCGAAGAATGCGAGAAAGACGAGCTGTTAATAATGCATCAGTAAAAGTTTGTTTCTTTTTTTCATATGCCTTTACTACTTTGTCCCACATATCAGGCAAAGTTTTTGCATCACCTAAAATCTTATCTGCTGTAACAGGACCACAACCAATTAGTCCTTTGAAATTATCTGTAGTATCTCCAGTTAAAGATTGAAGCATCCAGTTTCTATCAGCTTTTTTCTTGGTTATTAGTTCCATGTCATCACTAGCAATAAGAGTACAAGGAACAGTTTTCATATCTTTATCAGGAGAAACAACAATAGAATTTGAATATCTTTTAGATGTAGCAAGAAGACCTAAAACATCATCACCTTCTAAACCTGTATAAGAAACTGACTCATATCTTTGTTTAATTTGTTCAACCATTGCGTATAAAGCTAATGGTTTACGTTTGTTCTTTCTATTAGCTTTGTAGTCAGAAAATATCTGGTGTCTAAATGTTGGGTACTCAGTGAAGCACATGACCACATCAGTTTTATCATCAGCAATGGTTTGGTAATACTCAATTCGACTATCAATCATTTCATGTATATCTCTTTCATCACAGTGAAGAGTATGTAGGTTTTCATCCCACTTAACATCTTGCTCACAACTGCAACAAGAAGAATAAATTAACCAGTCAGCATCAATTAATAAGGTCATGGTTAAGCACCAAAATAAGTGGACATAGGAATAGAAAGACGACCAGTGTTTTCGTCATACAAAAGCTTATCTATTGGTCCAGTAGATCCAGTGTGTCTGTTCTTCAGAATCCTTAGTTGCATTTCAGATCTTTCAGCAGGGTCTCCTTGTTGATTTCTTTCTGCTGAAATACATAGATCAGATAATTGTAAAATTGCTGAGCTGCCTCTCAAATCTGAGGTAGAAACTTGTGATCCCTGCTCATGTGATACACCTTGTGGTCTTCTTAAATGAGAGACAAGAATGATAGCGACACCAGTACTTTCAACTACCTGTCTAAGTTTTGTACAAGTAATATCAATAGCTCTTCTCTCATCTACATCAGCTAATCCAGAGATGACAATAGTTAGATGGTCAAGAATAACTACATCAACTCCTTCTGCTGTAGCCATGTATTGAATCTGTTCTATTAACCTGTCTGGTTCCATTGAACCGAAATGGTCATAGAGGAATAATTTTTCTGTACCAAATAATTTATCAAAGGCTGATTTTAATCCTTCTACTTCTTCTATCTGTTCTTCTAAATGCAGTGGCTTATTAAGTTCTATTCCCAATATGCCTTGCATAGTTCTTTGTACTGACTCTTCTAAAGCTATGTATCCAACAGTCAATTTATTCTTTAAAAAATGATGAGCTAACTCTCTACACAAACTTGATTTCCCTGTTCCTGATCCAGCGCAAATCGTAATCATTTGGGATTTACGAAAACCCCTCGTGAATTGATCCAGCATTGGATAAGGAAAAGGACAAACAGAACTTGCTCCTTCTTTAGTTAGCTCTTCCCATAAATCATTTGCATTTAAGATTGAATCCGGTCTAACAGGTGTTGCCTTCCACAACAGACTTTTAAGCTCTTCTCCTTCACCTGCGAGGAGCATTTCATTAGCATCTTTTCTTGGTAATCGGCATATAGCTGCTTTTCCAGCAGGTAATATTTCAATTGCTTTTTCTGCTGCTTGGATACCAGGTTCATCTGAATCGAAGCATAGAACAATTTTGTTGAATTGATTTAGCCATTTTAAATTTGCAGCTAAATACTTATTAGCAGATTGAGCGCCAGATGGTAGAGAAACCACAGGAAATTTGTTGCCTTGTACTTGTGAAATAGACATAGCATCTATCTCTCCTTCAGTAATTACAGCAAAAATGTTTCCGTAACTACCGTGTTGACGCCATAGTTTTTGCCCCCATAACTGTACATTTTTACAGTCACCTACCCATATAAATTTCTTATCTTTAAACCTTATATGTTGTGCTGATTGTCTACCTAGTTGATCTTCATAAGTAGCTACTTGTACAGGAGAGCCATTGTAATCAGCTATTCCATAGTTAAAAAACTTGGCAGTTTCTTCTGTAATACCACGCTTGGGAAGTTCTTTTGGCGTGACGAATTTTATTAATGGTGGTGTCACTGGTGTAGAGGAGTAATAAGATTTACGTTTGTGTTTTGTTTCAGTAGGAGCAGGCACTCTGTAACTACAGCCAAAGCAAAAAGCATGACCGTCTGAATAGACAGCAAGATTGTCTTTACTGCCACAGTTAGGACAGGGGCTTTTCTTGACGTACTTGTTTGTTTCTGTCATTAGCTTTCCAATGTTCGATTAGGTCTTGAAGTTCTTTAATTCTTTTTTCTGCATGTTCAATGCGTTGTTTGTTATTCATTTTCGTAAATTCTTTTACCTGCTTTTACAATTTCTTTTCCTAGTTGCTCACTTGTCCATTCCCTTTGAAAAGCTAAAGCTGACCAATCTTCTGTTGTTAATTTCACAAGAACCTTTGTGTTTAAAAACTCCATTGGCATTGAATTAGGGATTTTTGTAATGTCCATTTATTTAAATCCTTTTACAGGTTTTAGGTTTAGTTTTGCTTTCGGCTTGACCAATCTTGGTCTTGCTCTGCTGCCAGTGTTGTAGTTGCGACTAGTGCCGCCAGGTTGTGCTTTGTATGCACCACTTTTTTTTGCTTTCATTAGTACCAATCATTAGGAATTGTTTTATGACACCAGAGAAACCCATTCCTAGTAGCCCATTGACCATAAGAAAGGCTTCTCTTTTTGCCACGACTTAGTTTTGTCTTTGCGTTCTGAAAGCAGAAACGTATATCTAAACTGGGATTTGCCGCCTTAACCGCAAGCATTTTCCTTCGGTCTTCTTTAGATAAATAACCTTTGGTTTCAATGATGATCCCATTGCCAAGGATAAAGTCAGGGCAGTAGCTGCAACTGAGAATGTACTTAAGATCAAGGGATTCATAACTAAAGGCAACTTTATTTTTGTTTAGGGTAGCGGCAATTCCAGCTTCAAATTTACTTCTGTACTTTTGTTTAGAACTCGTTTGCTGCAACTGTTGAGGCTGGCATTGGGCACTCTTGGCTTGGCTCCTGTGGCTCTTCTGTTTGAAAGCCATATCCAGTTGCACTCCTTGAGTATTCAACATGGTTTTTAATCATTACTGCTTCAGGTTGAATTTTTATTCCAACTCCAAAAGCAGGAGTTTCCCAACCGCTACAACGTAGGTTGACTTGTCCTGTAGTGCCTGGACCACATTTGTTAACAACAACCTTTTGGCTGTCAGACATCACAGAACCATCAGCATTAAATAATGTTGGTGGTCTGTTCTTCCACTGAGTACCATCAGGTCTTGCACCACCTACCTTCATCTTTGCTCTGACTTTAAAATAACCTTTGGTTTCTCCTCCATCAGTTACTTCTTCAAAGCCCCAAGGCAAGGCAGCAAGTTTAAATTTCTTACTTGGATTAGCAGTTTTTAGTTGTGCCTTCCATCTATCAAGAAGACCAGTTAATTGTTGTTCAATTTCCTGTGATTCTTCTGGATCTATGAGGCAAGTAATTCTCCATTCACCCATAGGATCAAACTTAGTGTCTGGTTCTACAAGCCATGCAAATTGAAACTTACAAATTGGTGTGGTGACGTTTAGAATTTCAGATTTGAGATTCATTTGTGTAAATCAGTTAGTGGATCTGTTGTAATCGCTTGAAAACCATATGGTCATCATGCGCGTATGTAATCTTACTCCTCATTTATCCCTTGTCACTTATTCATCAACTAAATACATAAGGAGCTGACATAACTTCTTTAATATCAAAGTCTCCCATTTCTAATGGTGCTGGTAATTTACTTGGATCATCTAACTGAGTAGAAGCTTGATCATATAAATCATTTAATACATTATTCTGATAAATCTCTACAAAACTTTCCTTAGCACAAGTAACAAAGTCTTCTATTTGTCCTGCTACTGCTCCATAACAATCATGGATAGTACAAACCTGATCTATTCCCCTGCTCTTTGCCTTCTCTAAAGCTAAGTGAACATTAGCAGCATCCATGCTGTGTACGAAATTAGCTGGAAAACTTTGTACTGATCTTCTTTTATCTATTTCATCTAAATCTTCTAATAGTGTCAGTCTTATAGTGCTATGCCCCATTTGAGTTTTAATCTTTTTACTAAAAGTTTTTTGATAACTTTGCTTAACTAGAAAATTAGAAGGAGTTAACCATTCAATTTGTTTTTCTTCTTTTGTAAAACATCTACCTAATTTAGTTAAATAAGACATAACTTCAGTAGAAGAAGGACATACATCTGCAACTGATTGTTTAATCATTTCTGCTAGATAATGGTAATGTTTAAATGTCTGAGTACCCCAAGGAACTTCTATGTTATGCTTAACTAAATACTCCTTCAAACACAAGGCTATACCATAGATTGTACCTGAATAAGGTATCATCATAATTGGTTTCTTTATTAGTTTCCTTGTTATAAATTCTTTATGATCAAACCAATCTTTTGCATATGGTCTTTCGTCATTTGATAGATTAAATATTAAATTAGTTCTTATATTTTCATATAAATCTTGTGGTTCTTCTGACTTGCATAAGTTAACTGAACTAGCAAGATGTTGATCTAAAACCATTGCTGCAAAATGTTGATATCCATTATTAGTTCCATCAAGCATGACTGGATGATGACTAATAAATCCATATCCCTGTTCATCTAATCCATTCATGTCTAAGCACCAACTAAGAAATTGCCAAGGCTCTTCTGCTTTACTCCATAAACTCACATAACTCTCAGGATTACCTGCAATATTTCTAGCCATATGGATACCTTCATTATTAGCCCATTCAATTCTTTCCTTATAACTAGCTTTAGTCATGCCCCAATGATTTGCACCAGCAATACAAAGCCAATTTCTATCTTGTTCATTTCTAATGGGAGCACCTTTTTTAAATTGATGTAATCCTCTAGTTAAATCTGTTCCCTGTGGATTAAACGACCCAGATACTGCATACAAACGACCAGTAAAATCTGCCTGATGTACATGAAAAAAAGACTTAGAGCGATAGTATTCAGCAGTATCTAAAATAGTTAAACACTGATATCTCTTAGCTCTGTTATGTGCATTAGTGTCACATCTAATTGATTTTTCTCTTTTCCATTTATTACGAGCATCATCATTTGTATTTATGTCAAATGGTTTAGGAGGTATAGGTAATGGTTCTGCATCTATCAAGCCGCCAACTTCTGTATTTGTATTCCAGCAATAGTTAGCAGCTTCCAAGACAACTTCATTAATTCCATACTCAGTACCTTGTAAAGCATTTAATGCAACATAAAAAACTTCTGGGTTCTCATCATCAAACTCTTTTGAATAGTCATTTCCCTTTGTCTTGACTGCTTTTATATTGCTTAGTCTTTCTGTATAAAATCCACCATCAGCAAAGTTAGACCAGTTCTTAGGTTGAATAAGACAAGGCATTAGCAGTGGATAAGCAGCTAATCTATTTGTCTTTTGTCTCTTTATCCAAGCTAAACTGCCTTCAGTAAATTCCAGATAAGTTCTCTTTGTTTTATTAAATAAATATCCTTTATTAACTAGCTTTACCAACCCAACTGACTTCATTAATAGGTCAATTAAAGTTAGACCTACTCTAAGTTTATCTTCCTTCTTCCATGCTTCAAATTTATACCCCTTGTTTCTCATATGACCAAGAACCATAGCTCTTCTATAGCCATAGTGTTTTGTGTCACTGATATGAGTTTTTAATATCTCAAAATATCTAGGATCATCTTTATTAAAAACAGAAAATTTAATTTCATCTTCTAATAAACTTCCTATCTTTACTGCTACAGCAGCAGCAGAAGTTTTGTTTTGACTGACGTTATCTAAAATTACTTTAAATGCTATGTAAGCAACAACATCAATATCACTAAACTTTTGCAGGATGATGGCAGCTCTTGCTTTTCTTCCTGGCGTTGCTCTCCAAGCTCTATCAATAAACTTACCAATCTCTTCTACAAAAGGTTGTAATCCTGCATGCATCATGGAGATGGCATAAGGATTATCTGATTCCCTACCTTTTTCTATGTTGTGTCTAATACGACTGCTATAAGCATCAAATGCTCTACCAGCCATTTCGTTTTCATGTTGGACCTGAATCTGGGCTTGATCCATTGGTAACCTCTTGTTTTGTAAAAGTTACCTAAGCCAATTAAACCCAGGTAACTATGGTTTTTAAATTAGTTCTCTACTATCAACAACCATCATTCCGTCAGCTTCAGGCCATTTATCCCTTGCTATTTCAACTGCTTTCTTTGCAGAAGATGCAGTGATTAGCTCAGTTCTGACACCTGGATCATAATTAGAATCTGAGACTTTAATTACAAATAGTTTCTTAGGCAAAGCACTAGAAAAAGAATGATAGGACATCAAATATTCTCCCACTCGTTTAAGTCAAGCATAAAGTTAGCTGTCTCAGCAGCAAACTTAGGAGACACAGTTTGAGCAATCATAAGAATCGCTAACTGCTTTTTCTCACTGTCTGGCAGCTCGCTAAGAACGCCTAAGCACTCCTTAACTTTGTTAGAGATGCCGTTAAATTCTTCTTTGTTAATTGGCACTAGTCTTCCTCCTTTGTTGTGTAGTAGTTGGTAATAGTTTCAGCTAACGCTTCTATTAGCTCATGATCCCAAGGTTCATCTTGTGCTAACCCAAAATTACTTAGGTTCTTGATCATGTCTTGTGCTAATTCAGCCTTATAGCCTGGTTGTGACATCTGATATTCAGGTGTCCACGGACAATCATTAGGATCTAAATAAGTCATAAGTCTTTCCTCTTTTTAAGTAGTTTCTTATGTTTATTTACTTGACCAGCCCATGAAAGCAGCTCTTCTAATAAATCTGCTATCTCAGCAGCAATAGAAGCTAAGTGTTTTTCACTTCCTTCTAAATCTCCTGCTTCTTTTTTTACTCCAAGCATGATCGCTTGAAGTTCTTCTACCTCATATTCCCTAGTAGAAAACAAGTGATTACATTTAGTACACCGCCTCCTTCTACGGATATAAGGTGTTTGGTCTGTGTTTCTTGTTTCCACTGAAGGAGCGCCAGTAATTTTTTCCTGACCTGCTCCAGTGGATACAAAACTTACAGAGCCACAAGAAGGGCACTTAAGCATATTTAAAAAAGCAAATGGATAATAAATAAAAATCCGGCCAAGGATATTAAGACAAGTTGTCTTTCCCTTAGCATTTGCAGCTCATCTTGTTGGCTATCAATAACCTCTAAGGCAGCTGTAACTATCTCCACTCTCGTAGAGTTTTCTGTGATGTTGGTAGACATAACAAATAGATTTCTGGGGCTTTCGTAGCGCTAAAGCACTACTTGTAGGCTCCTTATAAAAAGGAACCTGTGGAAGGCTCATAAAAAGCCCTCCATAGGTTCCTTTAAGAATTAAAAGAATCGTTATCAAGCTTTCTTTCAAGATTGCAAAGATAATCATATTCAGGAATAAGAGGACCATAAAGATCCTCTTGTCCTTCGTGTAATGAATGGATTAAATCTCTTAGATAGAGCAAATCCCATCTAGTTAATTCCATAATCATTCAGGTAAAGAATCAGAGTCATTAAAAAACCAATCATCATTAGCTTTCGCTATTTGATACTGTCTTAACTTCTCTTCTTCTAGTTCGTATGGGCTCCTATAAGGAACACCAAACGCTTCGAATAGTTCTTTTTCAGTCATGATTTAAACCACCCATTCCATATCTTGCATGGCTACAGACGAATTAAAAAACTTATTAAGCAATGAATCATTACCTAATATTTTTTCTACCATCTGCATACATTCTTCAATCTCAAATTCTGTAAGACCTGATCCAAATGATTGAATTAAAGAAATACAATCATCTGATTTCTTTTTGTTTGGAGCCGTAGCTGATAAAACTAAAGCACCAATAAAAGCATTTTTTTGCTTTCTTATTGTCTCTAGAATCTTGAGACTCTCTTTAACTGTTGGCATTGGTTTAAAAGTTTCTGGGACTTAATAGGCTTCTTCATTAGAAGAGCCTGTGGAGCCCCTAAGAGCTCCATAGGATCATCTAGTAGTGCATCTAACCATGAAGTACTCATGATCATTACAACTTCCTCTTGATGCAATATCCCAATACTCTTCCTTCCTTAATTCAATTGGCCAGGTTTTAATTAATTCAATAGCAGCTACATAATGATTTTCTACACTACTTAGTGCTGATTGATAATCAACAGTTTTTCTGTAGGTGCAATCATGTCCTCTTTTGTGCTCTGCTTTAATTTTTCCCCTACCTTGTGAATCTGTTTTATATGTAGTGGTTATACAAATAAATGAAGGAATAGTTTCCGCTTCTTTTATTGGTAAAAAAGAAGTGGTTTCTACTGTTGCAGTAGTCATAAGTTTTTTAGGTTCTGGGGCTTAGGTTCTTGTGAGGAACCTATGGAAGGCTCGAAAGCCCTCCATAGGATCGTCAAAATATTTGGTCAGGGATATTAATTAGAGGATTCCTCATTTTCTTTATCCTCAACTAAATATTCTAAATCTGCCAATGAATCAAATAATCCTTCCAAAGCTGGATATTTTTCTGTTAGTTCTTCATGCTGTTCTTCTGTTACTGAATCTCTGAATTTCTTCAAATCTTCCATAACTGTTTCAACATGATCTCCAATGTCTGAAAAATATTCAAGAGCTTCTAGAGAATCTTTGAAATAAGTCATAGGTTGTAAAGGTTCTGGGACTAGATAACAAATAAAATCTGCTACCTAAACTTAATTATACATTCACCTAGTGTTTTTTCAATACTTCCTAGTGTTATTAGTTCTTTGTTGATGCTTCGACCCTTGCTATCACTCGCTATTCTCTCTTTTGTTTCATTCTGTTAAGATGTTTGAATGGCTTATCGATGAAATAAAAAGACAAGTACAAATGTACTAAATGTAGTTATTAGACCCTATTTAGTGGCTATACCTCCCCTATCCTGTCCAAAGTTTGTCCAGATAGTATCTATTAGTAATCAATAGACTGCTACCACTAGCCTTTTAGAGGTTGCTTAACTGTCTTCTAAGCAGTTATGCAAGATTTATACAGTAAAAAGGCTCTTTTTTCTCTATTTTTTGACCATAGAAGGGGGGATTTTTAGTTTCCATATATACGTATACCCCTTCAAATTTTTGCGTCAAAACAAAGGGAAGTATTTAGGGGTAAACAACAGGTAAAGAGAGGGTGCCCCAAAGGGATCGCCCAGAATGATCCCAATGGGACGTTATAGGAGTTAGCTATAAGAGGGCATAAGAGTTGTTATAGGAAAGTTATAAGGAGGTTTGTGTAGGGCTTTTGGTTAAGGAAGAGAGGGAAGAATCTGTAGCAGCTTCTTCTTTTGTTAGAAACCTTTGAAGTCTTTTGGGGTTCTTTCTTTTTTCTTTTGTTACTTTTCTTTTTTCTTTCTTCTTTCTTTGTTTCTCCCTCTGCGAGGATCTACTTCGTAGATGGGCCCCTGGGCAAATGGGTGTGGAACCTTAAAGAAGATTTAGTAGTGTCCTTAAAGATGATTTGGGGGTGACCCTATTGTCAATTTGTGGGTGACCTTAATTAAAACATGGAAGCATTTGAGTGGTCAGTTTGTTTGATTTGGTCCATAGACATACCCATAGCTGTTTGAGTGATTGTGTTGTTAAGGGAGGAACCCCATTCATCTAGGTGGAGTCTTAGAAGTTCATCTTTTCTAGATCTTATGTTGCGATCTTCATCAGCAGACATGTAGTCAGTCCAATAGGAGACAGCACCAGACAGAGCATCTAGGATGTCATCATGGACTAAGGAGCCTTTGTGACGTGTTATGCGGGACATTTGATAAAAAAGCTGGAGTTTTAGTTTTCTTTCTGGTGCTTCATTTGTATTGGATCTGTAGTCTTTTTCTACGACTTTCCTATCAATGATTAATCGGTGAGAGTTCATTACAGGTTCTAGGGTATCGATGATTCTGAACTCTTTTGTTTTGTTATTGCGTACGTTTTCTATTTGACAGGGGTGATATCTAGAAAGAACAGGTTTAAGAAGTTCAGCAAACATTCCTCCTCCGAAGTTTTCTTCACAGATGATGGTATTAACTTTGTGATCTCTAGCTAATTTAGAAAGTCTTTCTAGAACTCTGTCGTCATAACCACCAACAAGACCACCTGCATCTGATACAAAGAGATTACCGTTAAGCATTTTGACAATTGCGTAACCAGTAGCATCTTTTCCTTTACCAGAAGGGTCAATTGACATAACTGAACCTGTGTATTCAATCCAGTCACCAAATTCTTGTGCAGGTCTGTAATATCTATCTCCATTGAAACCTACACATGGGAGATCTGGTAGGGAGTATTCAGGAGAATTAGACCATATGACTTTTTCTGGAGCGTGTTCAGGGTTAATTGAAGAAATTATTAGGTCAGAAAGTTTAAGAGGATATCTATCTTGGTCAGATAAGGAAGTATCCAGCATGAACTGGAGGGAGAAGCCAGAGCGACCATAGGAAGCTTCTCTTTCCATTAGGTCAACACTATTGAATCTATCTGGGTCAACAGGATCTTTAGGCTTTACAACCTCATCTAGAAGCCTTTGAGCAACTTTAGGAGCAAGTCTATCTCCGTAATTGTTTTTAAGGTTTGGATATCTAGCAGGCCATATACAGGTTTCATATCCTCTTTCTTCTAAGGTGAGATAAAGACTTTGCTCAGTTTGGGGCGTACCTAGGAAAGTAATTTTGCCTTTAGGTTTAAGGATTGCATCAAATTCTTTAACAGCTTCACTAAGCTTGTCTCTCATCGGTTGAGTGAAAGAGTTGTTAGGAACTTCTACGTCATCAGCTACAACTTCATCAGCCCTAGAACCTGCCATTTGTCCTAGTACACCCACAGATTTAACTGAGGGAGCATGGTCAGCTCTAGCAGGTCTTACATCAAAACTTATTTTACTGTTTCTCTGAGTACCATCTGGACGTAAAGGAGCAAGGATATCCATTTCACTAATTAGTCTCATAGTGAAAGTAGAGAAATTATCAGCTCTATCTTTAGAAGCAGAGACCACAAGGAATTTTAGTTGTGGATTCATCCGTAGTTTCCAGACTACGTAAGCAGAAGTAATCCAAGATTTACCTACACCCCTAAAAGCTTGAACAATCTTTCTTCTAGGACCGTGTTGAAGATATTCAGCTATCTCTAGTTGTACTGGTGTTGGGTCAGGAAGGTTTAAATGCCTCCAAGTAAGAATTAGAAAGTATCTAAAGTCTTGTAATTTCTCTGGTAAAGGTTGCATCAATTCATGCTGCTAATAATAAAGAAAGTTGTTCAATTGGAATTGGTAGTTTTGATTCATTTCCCCATTGATTACCCATTGCATCTGCAATCCCTTGAAAAGTTGCACTTCTAACTTTTGCATTAGCGTTGCTATACCAAGCAGGTAATTTATTTCCTCCTTTAGTTATACAAAACTCACCTTTTCCTACTCGTTTAGTTGGTTTTAGTCTGTTTAAATTTTTTAACCAAAGGCATGTTGTTTTTTGTGCTTCATGACCAAATTCCCAAGGTTGAATTATTTGATCTGGTGGTCTAATACAAGAACTAATTACACTGACAGGATTTTCAATACACCATCTTTTTATGGGTGCGTTCATTAATAAACGAACAAAATCAAGAGCTTCTTTTTGTTCTTTTTCTTTACGCCAAAAATGTTTGCTACCTGATACAGCAAGGTGTGTACAAGGTGGATGGGCAATCATCAGATCAAAACCATCATCAAGGATGTTTGTTACATCGCCTTGATAATGAGGGCCGTCAGACTCAGTAGGAAGCAAATCGCAAGAGATTGCGTCGTGGCCTTGTGCAATGAAAGCATCACGGATTCTTCCTGAGTATTCACAAGCAACTAAAACTTTCAAAGGGTTATCTTTCTAGTGGGTGAATAGCTTCTAGGTCAGGCAAAGAAGCCATTAAATCTCCAAAGGGTGATTCTGGTGCAGGGATACATTCAATACCATTATCTTTTAAAAACTGTCTAGCAACATTTAAGTCAGAAGGTTTAGCATCACCTGCTCTAATACGACCTAAAAGTTCTTGTACAAGTGCTGTATGAAGGCTTTCTAAGGCTTTTTTATTATCTTCCATAGGTTCCTTAAATGTATTTAATGAACAGGATAGCGTTAATTAGGCAGCAATAAACTTTTCTAGTTCTTCTGCTTTAGCATCAAGTCCTGTATAAACACCATGAAGTTTATGATCAGGTCTGTGTCTACCGTCAAGAACATATAAACGTTCCATTCTTAAAACACGTTCTTCATCCTCTTTTCTCCATTCAGGTTTATAAGCGTTCATTAGTAATTTGCAAAAAATAAGATTGTTGTTAGGGTTAGATTGGCTTGAGAGTCCCCAACTAAGCCAAGCAAAGCCTCCTGTGGTCATAAGGGAGGCTTTGTTATTTCTATACATATGATTCTACTATGTTTAAAGCTATTGGATCATTATTTGTTTATAAAAGTCCTAAACCAAGGGAAGGATATAAACGTTTTTTAAGATATTTAACATCGAAACAATTAATGAGTTTAGCTGGGACCACAGGACATTATTCAAAAACAGAGTTAATTAGAAGGATTATGAGTCAGTGATGTTTTTTAGATTCTTCTAGTCTTACAACATCTTTTTCTAATTGAATTAAGCGTCTAAATATTTCAATAATATCTTTGTCTCTACGTCTGTTAATACTTCCAAAGGTCATTAAAACCATGCTTGTGATAGCACCGATAATGGCAGCTGTTATTTCATGCACTGACGAATTAAGCAATTTGTCTTATCTTAGTTTGGCAAGCTTTTATTCTTTTTATGAATGACGAAACCAAAAACGAAACCAAAGACAAAAAAGAAAACAAAAAAAATCCAATACAAAGGTTAAAAGAAGGATTTGATGATAAGGAAGAACAACTGCAAGTTCTTTCTACTTTTGTCAGGTTGGGAGTTGTAGTTTGGAGTGGGTTTATATTAACTTTAAACTATGTAGAATTGCCTGGTTTAGGTAAACAAGAAAGGATCGACCCGACTTTCATAGCAAGCGTTTTTACGGGCGCCCTTGCAAGTTTTGGTTTAGAGACTGCAAAGAAAAGAGGAGATGGAACTTATAAAGCTGATGAAGAGAAAAAGAAAGCAGAAGCAGCAGGTTTTAGCAATGGAGTTCCTTATACGATCATAAGAGTTGAGACTCCAATAAAGCTTGTACCAGACAAGCCAAGGATTGATCCTATCTCTGGTAAAGAGGTTGATCCTCAGAGTGGGAGGTTGACATGATGAGTGAAGATCTTTCGATTGATGCAAGACAAGAAACTCGTATTGTCTGCCAAGAGATGAAAATTAAACGAGCAGAAGAAAAGATAGGAGACTTAGAAGATAGGGTCAGACTTTTAGAGAAAAGGGTATTCCAAGCTGCTGCACTAGTTAGTGCTGGTTTGGCAGTATTAGGATTACTAGCTCAGATTTCAAAGGCTTATTTATGAAACGCTTTATTCCCCTCTTGCTGTTATTAGCAGCTCCAGCACAAGCTGACATAGCAATCAAGCATACTCAATCAGCAAGCTTAAAAGTTGATGGAGCAGCAGTACAGGCCATTAGAGTCCCATCTACTTATGCTGTCTCTGGTAACAACATGAAAGTGACTACTGGAGAACACTTTGGAAAGTTAACAGCGGGTTCCTCTTCAGCGGCAGCAACACTTGATGTTGGTGTATACGAGATGAATACTGTAGGCAGTGCTTATTCTTTTGAAGAAAGCTGGCTACAAGGGGACGCTATCCCTGCTATCGGAAGTGGTGTGGATGTCTCCGCAGGGGTGGTTGCAGACATGCCTGCTTTCGGAAATACCGTAGTAACTTCTGGAGGTGTAGCTGGAAATCTTGCTGGTACGGTCACAAGTGCAGGCGTTGTTACGATCACTGCTGGAGGAGCAGGTACAACAGCAACAGGTCAAACAAGCTCGGAAATAACTGTTAAATAGTGCATAAAATATATAAGTTATTGTTGCTTATATCTTTTACAGGAACTAGCGTTTCTGCTGTTCCCGTCGTCCCCACATTTTCTACAGGGACTCTAAACAGCAGACAAGAAACTAAGACTGTAGTTAGTGAAACTATAACTAGTGTAGATTATAGATCTGGTTATGAATACGTTGTTTCTGGTCACAATATCGAACCAATAAATACAAATGTTATTTCTCCTAAAGCTGTACTAAATACACCTCAAACCGTTGACAACATCACCTTTACATGGACATCAGTAGATGTAACACCAGCAAACAAACCCGATTGGGGAATAAAAACTGCTGGCAACGCTTTTTCATTCACAGAAACACTAGCCAATCCTGGCCTTTCAAATGTAACAACAATAAACCGAACCACTACAACAGAATCCTTAGTCGAATCGGTATCTGTCTTTACTCAATAACATTTAGTCAACCAGTATTTGCAAACTCAACGACTATAGCCTCTCCATCTGCAACATCCCAAGGCAGTGTTATTAACCAAGGAATACAGGTTCAAAGTGGTAGCTTTATGTTTCAAGAAGTAGGTGATGGAATCCGTTGCAGTGGAACAACTCTTACTATTAATCCCTTCATCTCTAAAGTCAACACTTGGAAAGATCCGTTTGAACCTTATTACCAAGAAAATGTATATGATGATAGTACAGATGATGATGGTAATTTAATCAATCCTGGTGGAGTTTTATATACGAAACCAGTTAGAACTGGACAAGCTGAAAATAACTTAAGTTTTAATTATGGTATTACAGCTACGATTGCCGTTCCACTAGATAGACGCATGACCAATAACTGTGTAGCTGCTATGAATACAAGAGTAAAGTATTTAGAACAAGCCTATAAAGCTAAGAAATTAGATTACGCTCTTGGACGTTTGAAGGTATGTGCCGAACAATTAAAACTTGGTGTTGTCTATGCAAAAGATAGCCCTAGCTACGTTGTCTGTGAAGATGTTCGCCTAGTAAATCCTCCTAATACATTGCCAGATCACACCCATAGCATTGAAGTTACTTCCGAGAGTCTCTCTGATCCTTTTTCCTTTCAGCGAGGGACTTTACAGGAGGTTTCTTCCCCCGAATAGCTAACAGCTTCTTAGTAATTTTCTTAGAAAAACTTTTAACTTGCCCTTTGACTTGTTTTTGAAAAAACTTTGCTATTGGTTGACCAATTACCGTTACACCAATAACTGACGTAACTGCAATCACAGATGTATTTACTAAAACCGTAGGTTGTGGAGCGTAATTACCTGCAATTTCTATAGGACTTAAACCTTCCCATACTGTTTCACATTTGCCTGTAAGCACATCTCTTTTCCAGCCTTTGATTCTTGCAAGTCCTCCTTTACCTAACGAACCAACAGGAGTTTTAGCAAGTGTGTCTAATGGTGGGCAAGGAAGTATATCTGCAATAAACTCTCCATCAATATTTGAAATATTAAAATCTTGTTGCCCTACATTGGTATCTCCCTCCTCGTCATTCTTGCTATCCTCTTTTTCCACTTCCTTTCTCTGATTCCCTTTTAACTTTGGAATAGGTGGAACTAATTCTGGTTCTTCTGCTTTTACAGGCCCAACAGCAGATAGCCCATCCCAATCAACAGCCATGCTTTCAAGCGTTGGTACGTTACCATCACATACATAAAAATTTCCTCTAGGGTCTGTAGTTACTAGATTTTTATTTTTTAATGTCCTAGCCCTTACACAACCAGGCATCTGGATTACTGGAAAACCGATATTGCTAGGTATTTGTGGATTTGATGTGCGGATTATTGTTGTATCAATCGAAGCGTCTGGTATCTCCCTAATTCCAATCTCCTCTATTTCCATTTAGCAGTCGTTCCATTGACCAGCAATATCACTAGCAGCATCTCCTACTTGTTTCCTAGCTTGACCAAAGAATATCCCTGCTAATACTGGTCCTACGATAGGAACGCTTGCTATAGCTGGTGTTACCTGAACAGAAGCAGCATCAGCAATCATCATTCCATTTGATTTACCCTGTGCCATCTTTTCAATACAAGCTATTTGTTCTGCTGTAAGTTTCCCATCTGAACCTTTTGGGTAGATTGCAAATTGAGCTACGTCTTGTTTATGTGTATATCTCTTTTTAACCTTGCCATTAAAGGTAGGTTTTTCATCATCAATGATTGTTGTAACTAGCTTTGGATCGTGTTGTTTACTATTAAACATCCACTCCTCTGCACCATCAGGTTTTGTCTCACTCCTAATTTGAATTGAGCTATAAGGAGTGTTTGAAAGCTTTGCTATATCAGGAATACCTGAATCTTTACGAGCTAACAGATTAAGGCTCATAAAATTAGTGGCTATTAAACCTCCACCTAACAGAAGAGAAGTTAGGCCATTAAATGATTTAAATTGGATCATCTGTTAAAAGGTAAAGTTGGACCTGTTGTATTAGGAATAGAAGGAATTTGTATTTGACTTTGAATGTTTCTAATCAATTGATCTTGTACTGTAAAGATCATGTCATTTACAAATTCAGCTCTTTTCATGTAAACAAAACCTCCTCCACCAACTGCTATTAAAAGAACAGCAGTATTGACATAGGTTAGGATTTTAACCATAAAAAATTACTGGGCTGTATTTATAATACTTAGGAAGGCTTAGTTGGCCATGTAACGTTATGAGGCCAGTTAGAACCAGAGCTTGTTGGTAGATCTCTTAAGGCTTGTCTATAAGTAGCCCATTCAGTAACTTTTGAATCTGCTAAACCACCTTTATCAGCTGTTTGAGTCCAGTCAGAATCAGCTAAAAGTTGATTACGTTCTGTTCTTTTAGCCGCTGCTACGTTGTTGTCTATGGCTGTAGCAGCATCTCCTGTTGCAGTAGCAACTGTAAATTCTGTGTACCACTTACCAGAGATTTGTTCTACACCATCTCTTTGTACGCTTTGGTATGGAGGTGTTGTAGAAGGCCAAGCACCATCAAAAACCCAGTCGTAACCTAAAGAGTTAACAACAGTTTCAGTTAATGGTTTAGGTATAGAGATATGAGGAAACTCTCTGCGAAAAGCAGATTCTCCTACAAGTAATGAACCGTCAGATTGTTTTCTAAATTCAGTCATGATAATTAATAAATAAGGGTGGAAGATACAGGGGTTAAATTCATATAAATTCCCCCATTAGGCGTGACAGTAGTAAATGTAATTTTCGTTATTTCCGTTGTATGCATCATTAGCATCAGGAAGTGTAAACCCTGTTGATATAGGCGCACCAAAATCATGACTAGCTTGTGCATCATCTGTATTCAGCTTTAAGTAGTTATCATTACCTGATCCCCATACCCTAGTAGTATCAAGTACCCACCAATCTTTATCACCGCTAGTTTTTTTTATTATTATGAATCTTGGTGTAAGTCCTGGGGTAATTGTTATTGTTTGACCAGATGCCGAACCATTTCCTGTGTAATAACCAACCTTGCTAACGCCGTCAACGCTGGCAAAGAGCATAGCTATATAAGTCCTACTACTGCCATTTACATATCCATCAGTCCCAAGACTAAAGACACTAGAGGTTGGTGCAGTACCGTTCCATGCCCATGTAGTTGCATCCGTTTCATCATCATTAGTGTCTAAGTAAATTGCTTTTTCATGTGGGGTGGTTCCAGCATTAAGCCCTTTATGATAAACAGTCCAAAATGTATTAGCTGTGTTTCTACATTTGACCCAGATCATTTCTGGGATAACGCCTAAATTATGGTTTTGTGTCCTAGCTGAACCTGTACCGTCATAAGTAACCACATCAAAACCAGCGTGGCGTTTCCACATCCATGCGTAATAAGTAGAATCTAAACCTGCATTTCCAAATCCTAGATTATAATCGTAAGTCATATAGGTAGTACTAACTTCAGCATCAGGAAGACTTGCTAAAAGATACTTGTCCTCAGTAAGTCTACTGTTTACAAACCAATCTTCCGCAACTGTCGGTTTCTTCATCAAAGCGAAATCAACAGGGAAATCACTATCAAATGCTGGTGTTGCAGTTTGGGTTTCATTCCTCACATCTATAGCGAATACGTCTGAACCTGTTTCAATCGCCTTCATTGTTTTTCCATTCTCTGCCGCTATTGCTATATAAATCATTGTTTCCCCAGGAGAATTATATTCACCATCGTTGTGCTTTATTTGAAAACCATCTGGTTTTATCTCAAAAATATCTGTTGTAGATTCAGCATCATTACTATTTACTTTTAGGACAGTGTCAGCTGACGAACCATTTCGGAGGCCCCTCATGTTATCGCACATATACCAATGACCACCAGAGGTTCCAGCCTTCAGCATGATCCATGCTGGCTCGAACGGTAATGTTATTGTCGGACCATTAGAAGAACTACCATTGCCTGTAAAACTACCACAAGATATTATTTTTTGATCGGAATTAGGCCCAAATTCTGCTTCTTCATGGGCAAATAAATAAGCTACATAAGTTCCAGTACTAGCGTTAACTTCTGATTGATCACCAAGATGGAACACGCTGGCAGTAGGAGATGTGTCATTCCATCTGTCTGCATTTGTACCAGCCGCACTATTACTATTTAATTGTAGATATTTTGTAGCGCCCATCCCCCTGTGATAGACATACCAGTTGCTTTGACTATCAGTTCTCTTGACGAAAATGGCCCCTGGAACACTACCTAAATCATGGCTTACAGTTGTAGCCGAGCCTGTCCCTGAATAGGTGAGACATGTGAAAAATTTCTTTTGTTTTTTAAAAGTCCAACCGACGCAATCATCATTATTATTGTTTAAATCACTATCATTCCCTAATGAATAACCCGTTGAACTTACTGCTGTAACTCTACTTGTACTAGTTGCTTGCGCAGCATTACCGGGCGATCCTAATTTTAAATGTTTATTTATTCCGCTTTCTGTATCAACAAGATTAGGGACGTTACTTGAATTATCTCTATTAACAAACCACATCATACCGCCGTCCGTAAGATCAACCCCAGTAGTTATTGTTCTTGCACTATCATTTCCGACCCATACATCTGTAGAAAATACATCTTCTACCCCTATAGGATCAGCACCAGCAGCACCAGCAGCACCTTGTAGAATCTTGAGAGTATTAGGATCCATAATTAATAATTAAGTTGTGTAATCAACGATTGAAGAAGCACGATATGTAGTACCTCCATCATCAGTTGTAAGGATTATTAAATGTGTTTTAGATGCACTAAGGGTTGGAGCGGTATCCGCAGGCCATTTAATAGTTCCACTAGCTAATGTCCAAGCTGTTGTATAACTTACATTTGCTAATTCAATCACAAAAGAAAAACTTCTACTTGCTGGAGGATTACTAAATGTCCAAGAAGTAACGTTAGCGTTTTGAGTAAGAGTGAAGTAATTACCTGTTGATAAATCAACTGTAGGTGTGGCTGATTGAGTTATTGCTACAACTGTTTGTTTATACGGTCCAGCAACATCAACACCATCTACTTCTGCTGTTCCTGTAACGTTTATGCCTGTACTTGCTACAGTTAATTTTGTGTTACCACCTGTTTGAATCTGTAAATCTCCTGTTCCAGAATCATTAATAATGCTATTAGAAGCATTGTGATAAATTTCTAAATCTCCACCAGTACCAAATGTTGCTTTAGCGTTATCGGAAAACTCAAGAGCGTTATCCGAGGCATCAAATACCACGTTATTGGCGGCACCAGTAAGAGTTACATCTCCTGTGAAAGTAGGACTAGCTGAACCAATTTTGGCAGCTAAAGAACTAACTGTGACATCAACATTACTGCCTGAATCGTCATAGGTCAGTGTGTCAACTTTAATTTTTCCGTAAGCCATTTAGAGAATCACCAAGGTAGCGTTTGCAGGAATTTCAATCGTTACTCCTGAGTTTAACGTTAAATCACCCACTGAGCTTGCATTTTTATTTGCAGTCAATGTATATGAAGAAGTAACAACCTGATCGTTCTCTTGGAAAACGTTATCAGATCCTCCTCCTCCAGTACCAGTTGGCGGTACAACCCAACTTAAAGCTCCTGATCCATTAGTACTTAAAAGGTATCCACTAGAACCTGCACCATCAGGAAGAGTTAAGGTCGTATCTGCTGTTATAGAGTCTGGTGCTTTAATTGAAATTGTATGAGCACCATTAGCATCTGTTTCTGATAGCTTTAATGAGCGCCCATTATCAATAATCAAGTCACCAGTTAAAGTATCTCCTGATTTACTAACTAAATTTCCTGTTGCAGTAACACCTGCTTGCCAAGCACTACCGTTATAGACTTTTAATTCATTACCTGACGTATCAAAGTAAAGATCTCCAACATCTAAACTAGAACTTGGAGCACTACCTGCAACTCTATATCTAGCAGCAAAATCATTAATACCACTTAAGTTAGTAGCAACAGTGTTGACGTTTGATATTGATCCAGCAACAGTATTAATGTTTGAATTATTGCCAGCAACAGTATTGATATTGGAAGAGTTGCTATTTACTGCATTAATGTTTGTCGAGTTTCCTGCTACTGAAGTTACATTGGCACTAATACCAGCAACGGTAGTAATATTTGCATTGATTCCTGCAACAGTAGTGATGTTTGAATTAGCTGCTGCAACTGTATTTACATCGCTTATGTTGGTAGCAACTGTATTAATGTTTGAGCTATTACTTGCAACAGTTGTGACTTCTGTTGATTTAGGTGATAAACGATGGAATGTATAAGTATGTAGTGTTGATGTTGTTTCAACAATTCCACCATAACTAGCAGATAAAACTGTTGAACCACATCCTGTAATAGTTACTGTGTTACCTGAACCTGCTCCATTAGCAATAGTTACGGTTCCACCAGAAGGAGTATGAGAAGAAGCAAATTCTTTAATACTGACTAATGTTCCTGTTCCGTTATTTACATCAGGGTTAGCAGTTGGGAATGATGTTTCATTTGCTATTGGTACAAAACCACCAACATCATCAACTAAATCAATAATCCTGTCATTGATCGCTGCTGTTGTAGCAATTGTTGTATCGTTATCTGGGAAGCTATCACCATCTTTAATGGTATCTCCACTACTAATATTGAAATAACGAGCATCAGATTCTGTTTCTGTGTAATACCTATTATCTAGTTGGCCAGCATCAAGTTCAGACTCTGTGTAATACCTATTATCTAAAGTTCCAGTAACAATTTCAGAGTCTCCTACCGAGTTTGCTGCAAGATGGGAAGCATCTAAAGGTGATCCTGCTATTAATGTTTTAATTTCAGCTGCTGTCTGGTCAGCTTTAGCTCCTGATTCTATTCCATCTAATTTAGTTCCATCTGCTGCAACGTCTCTTCCATCAACTGTTCCACCAACAACTATATTTCCAGTTGTTGTAATAACTTGAGATCCAAAATTAGGCGATATTTTAGTTCCATCAATAGCAGCACTTGCATTTATATCTGCATTGACAATTGTTCCATCAGCTATTTTTCCACTTGTAATTGCTGAATCTTCAATTTGACTTGCGTCAAAAACTTTTGACTCTACTCTGTAAAGAACTTCTTGTATTCCATATAACAGATGCTCAGTATTTGTATCAAGATCAGACTCAGTTAAGACAGAACCATCTTCAAAATCTACTCTTTTAGCACTTATATTTGTATCTCTTTGGAACTTAATTGCTGCGCTGTTACCTGGATAATTCCCTGAAGTAAAGGAAATGGTAGTTGCTGATGGAAAGGTGTACTGGGTAGTTTTATTTTTTAAGACACCATCAACAGTTACGTCTATCTCATCTTCAGAAAGGTAATCGAAGGAGATAGCAAAGGGACCAGCAGTATTATTGCCAGTGTGACTAGTAAAAGATGCAGCAGTGTTAGTAGCCATGATTAGTTAGCAAGACTTTGAATTTCTTCTATATATTTATTTATTATGCCTTTTTTCTTGTCTCTTTGTTCTTGTTGTCTTTCTCTTCCTTGTCTCATTATCCATTCCTCTTCACCTGCTCCAATATAGGCATTGTTAATTTGTTGTAATTTAGAATAAATTTCGTTTACTCCTATCACTTCATTTAATGCTCCGTTCTTTTTGACTAAAGCTATATTCTTCTTGTAGTGGTCACTCTTAAGATATTCTCTTATGGTTTGATCTATATTTTTGCCATCTCTTGATTCAATTGTATTAACAATTTCCTTTAATTCTGCATATTCTGTTGTCGTTAATCTAAATGGTTCTACTCGCTTGCTGCTTGCACTTCCAGTAATAACATCTGAAGGTTCCCTAAGTTCTTTTCCTATTGTTCCTAATGCAGTCCAAAGAGGATGATTTTTGCTAGTGCTTGTTTTTATCCAACTAAATAGATCTGGTCCTGGTTTTTGAGGATAAAGGATAGGTTCATTAGTTATATGTTCTCTTTGGTAAGGAAGATTCCCACCCATGCCAGGAACAGTTTCTGAATATCTGTTTAATAAACTTCTTAATTCACTTGCTCCTTCTACTTCGTCTTTGCCACTTACATCAAAACGACCAAAAAGCTTATCTCCTGCTCTAAGTCTTGTATCTCTTTTTTGATGGAATCTTGCTGAATCTTCTTTTAAAACACCAACCATATCTAATAAATCACCTGGAAGTTGTTTTGCATATCTAGTGAAATTTCCATAAAAGAATCTAGATGCAAGTTGTTGAGACCAGAATTTTTCTCTCTCTGTTCCTCCTCTTTCATCACTAAAAGCCTTCATTGCATCATCTACTTGCTGTAAGTAAGACCTATCAAAAAGATTGCGAGTAAAAGCTCCCATCCATCCAACTGTAAATTCATCATATTCATCATCTGTCAAATATCCATTGGAGACAGAAAAATCAACCATCAAACCAATCCAAGTAGAGAGAGGATCTAATCTTTCATAGGAATAATATTTATATACTGGTTTACCGTCATCTCCAATTAAAGGTTGCCCAACTTCATTCTTTTGTAAATGTCCAACACTATATGGCAACCAACCATTTTTAAGCATAGATTTCCAAACGGCTCTTCCTTCTTTTGTTTTCCAATTAGGACCACCACCAGTAAGAATTACAGGAGGAACAAAATTAGGATCTTGTTGCATTAAAATTCCAGCACCAGTCAATGCTGCAACTGTTAAACCTAAATCTTTAGCAACTTTCATCTGACCTCTTGCCTGATTTCTAACAATTGGATCAGTGCTTTCTAAATCAACGGCAAGTTCTTTTAATAATTTATTTAAAGCTGGCGTTCTTCTTAGTTGTCTCTTGATGATGTTGGTAGGTGCTCTAACAAATGACATCAATGTTCTTACCATAGGGATTTGATTAGCTGCACTATTGATGAATTTTGCTGCGTGACCAAAATCGAAATATCCATCAGCACGAATATCTTCTGTAAAAGTACTTCTCTTTGCAAACTCCTGAGATCTTTTTAAAATTCTTGCTGTAACTTTATCCTTTATTCCTTTACCACTATTAGAGGCGTAATATTCAAGAATTGCATCTAAATGACCTTTAATATAATTATCTAAATCTTTTCCTTTATAACCAAGTTTTGCTCCTTCAATATGACCTTGGTAATGAATTGATGCTATTAAGTTAGGAGCCTGAACTAAAGCATCAACAGAAGTCATTAGTTGACTAGGGAATCTTATAACTTTTCCAGAACCGTCATAAACTCTTGAGAGTATGTCTTTTCCTTCTGAAGATATAACAAATTTTTCTTGATAATCAGCTTTTAAAGCACCTCTGTTAATCCAGTTATCAGACGTTTTAAATGATTGTGTAAAGGCTTTACGAGCAAAACTAGTATTAGAATGTAATGCCATTAAATGTCTAATAGCTGCATCTAATTCTGTTCTGCTACCTGCTCCTCTTATTAATTCATAAGAAGACATATAAGTTTCAAGAACACCTGAAAGGAAATTTATTTCGTTTGTTGTAGGAGCAGAAAGTAAAGCGTTAATTCCTATTTCATTAAAAATTCGATTAGCTTTATTAAATGAAGATAAGGTTTTATGTAATAAGGTTGTTTCATATAAAGCTGTTATTTTTTCTATAGGATTATCACTATTACTTGCCCTCTTAATTGTATTAGTAAGTTTATTTAATGCGGTATAGTTACCTGTTTGTTTAGCTACTTCAAAAGCATCTAAAAGATTAGTTTTTAATTCTTCTAATTTTAAACTTTGTTCTGATTCTTTAATACTAATAGTACTTTGACCAGTACGATTAAGTTTATATTTTTCAGCTGGAGTCATCTTTGCAAATTCTTCTGGACTAACACCTTGAGTTGGTATTTGCATTGATCTAAGACCACGCCCCTGTTCAGTTCTTAAAGGAATACCTAAACGTAACCATTCATCTATTTCACCAATAGATTTAATTATTTCATTAATATTTTGCTCTATTAGAACTGGATCTTTTGAAACATTAATAGCATCAATTAGTTTTTGATTTATATCTGCTGTTTTTTGAGTAGATAAAGTTACTGCTTCTGCTAAAGCATAATTAAGTTCATCAGTAGGAACTAAGCCATATATCTTTGCATACATTTGTGCATGACTTTTAAGTTTATTTGTATTAGCCAGCATCCTTATTCCACCATCAATGGTGTCTTCTGTTGTCTTTACTGAAGAGAAAGCACCTTCTTCTTTTAACTGTTTAATTCTGTTGACAATAAAATTAAATTGTTCACTTGTATTACTAACTTGTTCTGGGTTTACTTGATGAGGAGTAATACTTGTACCTTCTAATGGTCCATCACCTTGAGAAATAGGAGGTTTGTTAGGTGGCTTTGCTCCACCACCACCTGCATCTACTGGTTGATCTTTAATTGTTAAAACAGCGTAAGAATCTTTTCCTGGTTTTGCTGGTTTATTTGTTTCTATATCAAGCCATTCAATATCAGGATCATTTTTAAACCATCTTGCATATATAGATCTTTTCTTTTCAGTAGATCCAAAAAGTTCATACTTCCCTGGAGGAAGAACCTCTCTAGTTCTTTCAAAACTATTTTTTAAAAGACTTACTTTTTTTTGAGTAGATAAATTTGAA